TTTAACATCAATCTTTGGTGAAGGAACAGGAATTGCAACACTAGTAATACGTAACGCTGCCAGCGGAGAACTGACAGAGCAGAAGTTTTACGAGTTCCCTGAGCAGAAGCACCAGATGATTGAGTTCGCTAAGAAGCACTCAATGGAGGACGTTTACTTTTCCCCCATCTTGTTCAATGCTCAGCGACGCATCAAGGAGAACGCCAAGACAGTAAGCGTAATCTATGCAGACGCTGATGCCTGCGCCCCTGAGAACTTTATGCTTGAGCCATCTATCTCTGTGCAGACATCAGAGGGACGCTGGCACACCTACTGGATGCTTGACTCTGAGGTCGAGCCCATGGTTGCTGCTCTGCTTGCTAAGAAGATTGCATACGCACACTCTCACCAGGGATGTGACAAGTCGGGTTGGAATACAACCAAACTACTGCGTTTGCCTAACACTCGCAACATGAAGCGTGACACACCATACACAATAGAAGGCACAACTACTGGAGAGATTTATTCTCTTGAGCAGATTGAAGCCGTCTATGGTGACGTGGATGTTGAGCCGATACGTGAGGCAGCTGATGCTGAGATGCCAGCTGGCTTTCCTCCAGTACTTGAGGTACTAGAGAAGCTATCACACAATCCACAGGTTGTCGGGCTCTACATGGAGCACCCAGCTCACAACGCTGACCTATCTAAGCTTCTATGGAAGCTAGAGATGGAGCTACTGCGCGAAGGCTTGACTCCTGAAGAGGTATTTAGCGTAGCCCGACACGCTAAGTGTAACAAGTATCACAGCCCAGATAGAGCTAAGCGTATCGATGCTGATGGTGACTTGTGGCGCGAGGTGCAGAGAGCAGCTCAGAGCTTTAGGGCAGAGGCAGAAGCAACGCCTTACGTTCCTGAGCCAATCACTACTGACGCCGGCACCGCTAGGTTCGTACCGGTTACCATCTCACTACTCACACCTGAGGAGCGTGAGGTGGTAGCCATGGAGCCAACCTTTATTGATGCCTATGTATCTTGGGCTCAGTCAAAAACTGACGGTGCACTGGGTTACCAGATTGCCGGAGCGTTTACGATACTATCATCTGTGTTCTCCGATTGGGGTTACGCTATACCTCGCTATGGCAAGATGGGCTTGAACCTTTGGTTTATGCTTCTTGGTGAGACTACTCTAACACGCAAGTCAACCAGCCGTCAACTAATGCTCAGAGTTATCCGCAAGTATGAGCAGTTCGGTGGATACCAGATTGACATTGGTTCGGATGCTACTCCTGAAGGTGTGACTGCCATTCTTGCTGAACGCGACAAGAAGACCAGCCTATTGCACCGAGACGAAGTACAGGGAATGTTCAAGGACTTTATGAACAAGACCTACATGGCTTCTGCTGCGGAGCGATTCACTGAGCTTTACGATGGTCACGTTCCGGTTGTCATTCGTTCTTCTAAGGATAAGCGACAGAGCGAACGAGCAGAGACTAACTTCATCATGTACCTTATGGGCATCACAAGCAGGACGGCAGACGTACTTACTACTGAGTACTTCCGCTCTGGTTTCTTGGCACGTTTCATCTATGTAACTGCCGATGCACCAGACAGAAGCCGTGAGCTTGAGGACATCCAACAGGCAGATGAATATGAAGTCTCTGTCAAGGATGGCGTCATGGATGACATGGTTAGCAAACTATTCCAGTCAGTAACTTACTGGCAGAAGAAGGGCAAGCCTAACCCTAGGCCTATCCGACTAAGCCAAGCTGCGCTGGAGCGTTTTAACCAGTACAAGTGGGAGATGGGTAACGTTGCAGAGAACCACTCGGAAGCAGAGTCTATCGAGCCCTCTCGCCAGAGACTGGCCCTGTCCGTATGGAAGTGTGCAATCTTGCTATCAATGGCTGACAAGGCTGAAGAGGTAAAGCTAAGACACGTCCTGATTGCCATCCACTACTCAGAGGAATGGTTCCAGAACCTAATCACAATGGCTGGTGCTATCTCAGCTTCAGAATGGCAGCGAGATGTTGACCAGCTTGAAGCCTACGTGGTTGACCGTGGTGGTCGAGTTCGATACGAAGAAGCTTACCGTAGATTCAACAACAAGAAGAAGCGTGAGTTCGATGACATAATCGAGGCACTAAGGTCACAGGCCAGGGTGCACTTAGTAATGGAAAACCGGAAGACATACTTGGAGGTGATAGCGTGAAGAACAACAACTACAGCAGGAAAGCAAAGTTTGATACCGTTAGGTTTGACGAAGATGCAGTTAAGTTTCACAATGAGAAGTACGAGCATGGCATGAAGTATCCGTTATCCCTTGCCTGCTACCAAATGACACAGATAATTAAGATGAAGGAAGAGAGGCTGAAAGATGGCAAATAGAACAGTTGCATTGTGTCTTGACCCTGGAGGCACAACCGGAGTCGCGCTACTTGAGTACGATGAGAATAGCTATGAGTTCAAAAGGACTTGGCAGATAAAGAATGGCCTCAGAGGATTCCTAGATTTTCACTGGGATGAACTTGAGGACATTAAGATAGACCAGATTATCTGCGAAGACTTCGACCTTAGGGAAGGAGTTAGGGGTATAGACCTTAGCGCAACCTATGTTATAGGAGCACTTGAGGCACTGTATCCATTCGGGCTGTACGACTTGGTGTACCAGAAGCCAAGCCAGAAGGCCCTATGTTCCGATGCAAGACTGCACAAGATGGAACTACACGAAGCCGGTAGAGGACACGCCAATGATGCAGTTCGTCATGGCATAATCTATCTCCGAAACAAAAAGCATAAGGCAATACTAAAGAACGGATGGGAGGGCGCATGAAGATTCTATTCCTAGACATCGAAACAAGCCCACTAACAGCACACACCTGGGGCCTATGGGACCAGAACATATCTATCGGCCAGATTATCAAGTCCACTGAGATGATGTGCTGGGGTGCCAGATGGTACGGCGAGAAGAAGGTGCACTTTGCATCAGCCCACCACGATGGTAAAGAAGAGATGCTCAAAAAGGTTCACGCTTTGCTGGAAGAAGCCGATGTGCTAGTCGGTTGGAACTCTAAGGCATTTGACAGTAAACACCTGAAGCGTGAGTTCATCGAGAACGGAATGCTGCCACCTTCGCCCTACAAAGAGATGGACCTTATGCTTACTGTGAGGTCTCAGTTCAAGTTCCCTAGCAACAAGCTGGACTACGTATCACAAAAGCTAGGGGTTGGAGCTAAGGTAAAGCACTCCGGCTTCGACCTTTGGCTAGGCTGCATGGCTGGCAACAAGAAGTCATGGGTTGAGATGAAGAAGTATCAGATTCAGGACGTCGACTTGCTGGTTGACCTCTATGAGAAGCTGAAGCCTTGGATTCCTAACCACCCACACACGGCTCTCTACGACGGCATAGAAGGTGGCTGCTCTACTTGTGCATCTTTGAACCTGCAGAAGCGTGGCGTGGCTCGTACCATCTCTGGGACCTATCAGAGGTTCCAGTGCCAGGACTGCGGTAAGTGGCAGCGTGGTCCAATCTCAATTAACAGAACAACTACAAGGCCAATATGATTCGACGCTGGTTTGCGAAGCTGTTTAGAAGAAAAAGAGAAAAGGCAATAACAGAAGAAGTACTTGCGATGCTTGGAGAGGAAAGCGAGTACATAGGCTATACAATGATGGATGCAAAAACCGGAATGATGCTATCAGTTTTAATGGTATGCGGTTGCGGAAGCCCGGTAGTTCACAGAGGAGAGGAAGAAGGTTCGTTCTCCTGCGAGCATTGCGACTACCCTTGCGACATCAAGCCATGTGAACTGTGTACCGCGCACTTTTTGTTTAATGCAGAAGAGGTAAGAGAAGAGTTCCGGCAATACCAACAGCCGGAAGAAGAAGAATAAAAGAATGCAAAAAGCCCCCTGTCACCTCTGCAGGGGGCTTTTTGCTTGTCGGGTTTGTTCCTCTGTAAACGCCTTAGAAAACTAAGACAGTTATTTCTTAACGCTCGTGGTGGTTACCACAGAGGTCAAGAGAGATAGTAGAGCAGCTCCGCCAGCAACACTAAACAGGTTAACATAATCTATGGTCAGTAGCCCAATGCTTCCAGCACCGAGTGCTGCGATAGCGGTTTGAGCAAAAGTTTTAATAGCTCGTTCAGCACTGTAGCTGAGAAACTCCTTTGTAATTAGTTTCATTAGTAATCCGTTCCTTCGTTTTTGTATAGCTTGACATCTTCATAAGATGCACTCAAGGTGTAAGCGGTTGTGATGATGGAGATGAGTGAGACTCCGCCAGTTATTAGTGTTACCCCTACTCCCCATTG